AGCTGAAACATCATAAACTGCGTAAGCACCACCAAAAGAACCAATTCTATATTGTTTATTACTTTGGTCAGTTTCAGTTAAAGATATTTGAGGAGCAGTGCTACTTAAATGAAGTAATGTTGATGGCGATGAAGTTCCGATACCCATCAATCCTGCTGATGTGATACGCATACGTTCACTAGAAGTATCAGTTTTAAATATTAAATTAACTTTACTAGCTAAATTTAAATCTTGAGCTGATTGTGTAGATGTTACATAACCATGACCACCACTAACATATAAATCTAATCTCTTGTTACCACCATCAGTTGTTTCTATTCTAATCATTGGTTCATTAGCATAAGTATCTCCAATTTGAAGATTAGTAATAGAATTTGGCGATGTGGTTCCGATACCAACATTTTGATTATGGTCAATAACCATAGCCGTTAATAAATTTGGTGCACTACCAGAAGCATCACTTGTTTGAAAATTTAATTTTGATGTATGTGTTGAACCTGGTTCTACAGTATAAATTCTCGCTGTTGCACCATCACTTCTAGCAAAACTCAAAGCAGCATCATGGTGTGTACTATTTGAAATAGTTAATCCACCTAAACCTCTGCCAGAACCATTTATTTCTAAAAAATCTTGAGGTGCTGTATCTCCAATACCAACTTTTCCATCATTTAAAATTGTAATTTTTGCATCTGATACTGTTGCATTATTGTTGTTTGATTCACTGTTTTGTACTATGTGTAATTTACCTTTTGCATAATGAGTTCCATCATCTTCTAAAATCATACCAGATTTAAAAAATCCATCTGCAGAAGAAGTTTTAAATAAAATTCCTGCTGTATCTCCAGCATCTCCAGTATTTTCTTCTACATATACAAAAGCAGTATTTGTATCTGAAACTGTAAGTTTTGATGATGGCGATGTACTTCCAATACCAACTTTTCCAGTAGCATCAATACGAACTGCCTCTCCACCTGCTGTTTTAAAAGCAAGTTGTTGTGCAGATTGACTAGAAGCAATAGTACCAACAGAACTTTCAACAGATAAATCTAATCTTTTATTTCCACCATCAGATGTTTCTATTCTAATTTTTGGAATATTAGATGCTGTATCCATCACTTGTAATTTTTCCGCAGGATTAGTAGTTCCTACTCCAACATCTCCACCACTTTCTATAGTGATAACTGTACTACTTGCATTATCATCTATACCTTTAGATGAAAAATTGAGTACTGGTATGTTTGCTTTATCTCTTGCGTTTGTCATTTAATTATTCCTCCCCTTGATCAGCTTCTAATTTAGCTTTTTCTTCAGCTATAAAAGTTGCATAAGCATCTTTAACATCTTGTGTCCAGACTGCGTTACATACTGCTTGAACTTCTGTGTGTTCATCAGTTATAACTGCGTCTGGCATCAAAGAATGTCTATGATACTTTCTTGATAATTCTTCGCCATCTTCCATAACTACAGTATCTGTTCTTACTTGAACTGATTTGTATTTTCCGACCACTTCGATTTTACCAATCTGTGTCTCTTTAGTTATTGCCATTGTTGTCTCCTATTGTTGTTGTTAATCTGTAAAATATGTGGCTGAAAGCCTTAAACCACTTTGATACCTTGCTCCACTTCCATGTGTTGCAACTACTCTTAAAGCAATTCTATCCTGATAAGATATATTAGCATGAGCAATACCACCATTTGTGCTGTCTCTTAAAAAGACTTGAGCTGGGATAGCACCATAAACATCATCAGTACCACTTCCACCAATACTAAAAGGTAAACCAGAAAGTTGTATAGCATCTCCTGTTGAAAGAGCTGAACTTCCACTATCTGGAAATGTAATTCCTGCCATTACAGTAACTTTTCTTCCAACTTTTGTGTATTGTGCCATATAAACATTCATATTTGTTTCAACAAAACCTGACCAATCTGATGTACTTATAGCAGTAGGTGTCCAAGTTCCTTCTTCGTAATCGTCTAAAGTATTTGCTGTGCCTGTACCACCTAATGCAATACTTATACCTGTACCTGATACATTAATATCACCAACTGCTACATTATCTTTTTTGAAATGTATAATTCTTCCATCATCAGTTAATCTATTTAAAATTAATGGTTGACCACCACTTCTTGTAAAAACACCTTGATTTGTTGCTCTTAATTCTAATCCTGCTGTGCCTGTGTTTGAAGAAGTTTTTCCTATTAATATATCTCCTCCTGATGTGATACGCATTCTTTCTGAGCCACCTGAATAAAATATTTGATTAACACCAGAGCCACCATAATGAACCATATCTTCAGAACCATCTAATTGAATATAAGAAGTTGAACTTCCATCATTATGAAATGTTAAAGAAGCATAACCACTACCATCTTTTTCAAGAACTAATTTAGTGTTAGTACCACCATCTAAATGAAGTATTCCATCTGGTGATGAAGTTCCGATACCTACATTACCTCCTGATGTAATACGCATTCTTTCTGATAATGAACCACCCGATGCTGTTGAAAAACTTAATTGAGCTGCATTTGTAGATGAACCACTATTATCTACTATTAATCCTAATGCTGCACCAGGTTTATCTGCGCCTGTTGTATTTTGAGATATTTCAAGAGCATTTCTACCACTACTAGTTATTGGTACATGAATTTTTAATGGTGTGTCAACACTTGAAGGTGCGTCTGTAGTTCCTACTAAAAGTTGACCTGCTGATGTGATACGCATTTTCTCCGTGCCTGCATTATTAAGATATGTACTGAAAGCCATATAACTATCAATATTAGTATCTGCACTAGTCCAATCTTGTTCTCTACCAACTTCTATTGTTCCTGCTTGAGATTTAAATGCACCAGAGTTTCTTGCTAGACCAAAACCAAGTGTAGTTTTTTGTCCAGTTCCTGCTGTTGTATTTCTGTTAGAAAGTACAATAGGTACTGTTTCGCCAGTACCAGATAAATCTACATCAAGTCTAGTTGTTGGAGATGAAGTTCCAATCCCAATATTTTCTGAACTATCAATAGTTATAGCATTAGAAGTAGCATTATCATCTATACCTGTAGATGTGAAATTAGTTATCGTTCCTAATCTAGCAGATGGTACAGTACCACTTGATAAATTATCAGCATTAACTGAAGCTACAGTAAAAGCACCATAAGCCACAATATCAACTACATCCCCATTTGATAAATTACTTGCAAAAGAAACAGAATTTCCTGAAGTTATTGTTATATCTGCTCCAGATAATCTTACACCATTAAGATATACGTCCGCAAATCCAGAATCATATGCAAGTGTGTTTCCATTTGCATCCGCTCCTGATACACTGCTAACTGAACTCGTTATATTGTAAGTATATCTTTGTGAAGTTCCATTAACTGAAGATCCAATTTTTAAATCTTTATATATTGTCATTTATTTATTTCCTTTAATTATTAAACGTTTGTTAAAATCCAACCATATGAAGTAACAAACATTAATTCAAATGCTGCTCTATCAGTTACGACTGTTAAATCAGATGCATCACCTTGTATGTTATTACCATTTCTACCAATAGTTATATTATTTGTACTTGCAGATCCTGCAACATCAATAAATTTAACCCTCTCGCCATTGTTAGGACTTGCTGGTAAAGTAGCAGTAACAGTATTTGATGAACTATCTAATAAATATATTTTACCTAAGCTTGAAGAAGTAATAGTAAAGTTAGAAGTTTTAACTGTAAGATCTGTTGTGTATTGATCTGTTAAATTTCCAGATACAGCAATATTGCCATCAACATCTAGTTTTTGGGTAGGGCTTGTAATTCCTATTCCAATATTACCAGTATTTTTTATAACAAAATAATCATTAGTTCCAAATGCTGAATGATTTGAAATATTAAAACTATTATTACCACCATATGAACCTGCAACCCATTCTCTATTAGGAGATTTAAATCTTATTGCTGATTGATTATCACCAGAAGTATCTTCAATAAGAATCATTGGATCATTTGGATCAGATATGTGTAATTGCTCTAAAGGAGAATTTGTTCCTAATCCAATAAAACCATTACTTAAACCTGAAATCCAAGTAGTTGTAGTTGTTCCATCATTACCAGCAATCATTAATTGTCTATTACCAGTTCTACTTACTGGGTCAACAGTTCCTATAATTACATTTCCAGATCCAGTAGTAATACCAGAATTGCTATCATTAGCCCCAGCGTTATATCCTAAGAAAATATTTTGATCCCCAGTCGAAACTTCTCTACCCGCATCTCTACCTAAAGCTGTGTTAAATGATGCACCAGATGCAACATTCATAGCATTTTGGCCTATAACAGTATTATAACCAGAATCAGTATTAGTAGCAGATCCAGTAAAAGCATTAACACCTATAATAGTATTACCTACTGCACCAGTAATTCCTGATCCAGCATTGTAACCAATTCCAACATTATCATTTCCAGTTGTTACTCCTGATAAAGCCGCACCCCCCAAAGAAGTGTTTTGATCTCCAGAAGTTAATGAGTTTAAAGCTGTTATCCCAACTCCAGTATTATGTGAAGAAGAGCTTAATGTTCCTGTAGTTGAATGACCAATTAATAATGATCCTGTAAAATTAGTACCTTCAATTTTACCTGGTATTATATCACCATCAGTCATTGTAAGCTTACCAGAACTATCTCCAGAAATCCATGTTGTGGTTGTTGAGCCATCATAACCAGCAATAACTAATTGTCTATCGCCAGTAGCACTTGGTGCGTCAACATAATGACCAATAATTATATTACCATCACCAGAAGTTATATTGTCACCTGATTGTACCCCGAATCCAATATTATAATTTCCTGTAGTTGATTGAATTGCACCACGACCAAAAGCTGTATTATAATTACCTTGGTTACTTCCACCAGCTTGATATCCAACAAATGTATTATAAGATTGTAATCCTGCTCCAGAATGACCACCTGCATAAGCCCCTAATGCAGTATTTTGTGTTCCTGCAGTTACCCCTCTTAAAGTATTATGCCCAATGGCAATGTTGTCATCACCAGAAGTTATTTTTAATAAAGCGTCATCCATTATACCAAGGTTTCTTTCAGCAGCATTTAAAGTACCTGTGCCATTACCTGTATTAATTAATAAACTATTTGTAAAGTTAGTGCCACCCTTTTTACCAATAATAACATCACCACTTTCATCAGGTAAAGTTATTGTTCTATCGGCTGTAGGATCTGTAACTGTTAAAGTTGTTTCAAAACCGTCATCTGTTGCACCCTCAAAATGTAAATCACCTGATAATATAGCACTACCAGCAACATATAACTTGTGAGATCCACTACCTACAGAGGATGTACCAATACCTACTTTACCATCTGAATTAACTGATATACCTATATTTGAACCAACGTCTGTTGAATTAGTAGAAATATTAAAAACATCGCCAGCACTATGATTGATACCCATAATATAATTACCAAGAGATTCACCAGTAAGTTTAAACGCCATAGCAGCGTCACCTGTACCATCTTGTTCTATAATAAATTGAGGTGAAGCTGACGTATCATCATCTTTTATATGCAACGGTGCATCAGCACTTGTACCCACAATTCCAATACCTACACTATTTAATGTAGGTGAATTAATTGTAGGCGATGTTAAAGTTTTATTTAACAATGTGTCTGTAGAATCTTTTAACACTACAGTACCTGTTAAATCTGGAAGTGTTATTGTTCTATCGGCTGTTGGATCTGTAACTGTTAAAGTTGTTTCATATGCATCAGCAGTTGATCCTTCAAATACAAAAGCATTTTGAATATTAACCTCTGTTGAATTAACAGTTGTAGTTGTTCCATTTACTATTAAATCTCCACCAATAGTTACATTGCTATTAAATGTAGCCGCACCAGCTTCTGACATATCTAAAGTTAATGCTGTAATTTCAGAACCGCCATCATTACCTTTAATTAGTATATCAGCATCTGAATTACCGTTTTTAATTACTGCATTATTTGATCCACCATGTTGTAACCTTAAAAATTCTGTTGCACCATCTTGTAAACTTATAATAGATCCATCAGCATTTATAGTAATATCACCAGCTGCGTCTAAAGTAATGTTTTGACTTGATGCTATTGTCATAGCTGTTCCATCACCCTCAATATATTCACCTGGATCTGCAAGTTGTAATTTAACTGAGCTATTATTATCATTGGTAAATAATAAACCTGTATTATGAACATGTGTTAATTTTATTTCATAATTTGCACCAAAAGTTATACGAGGAGCATCTGAATTTAAATATAAATCATTACCAACATAAACATGATCAGGAAAAGTTAAATGACCATTTTCATTACCAGATATCCAAGTTGTAGTTGTTGTACCGTCATAGCCTGCTATCTTTAATT